ATCACAGGTTCTGCCGGAGGTGCTCAAAACAGCGACCTTGATGCAATGGAGGTTCAATTCCTTTCTGAGCGTTGCGTTTGTACCTTGGGTGCTAACAACTTTATGTTATTCCGTTACGGTTCTTAATCGTAACTCAACTTTAAAGAGGTATGCCTTAGGGCATACTTCTTTTTATCTTTAATCAAATTAAATTAAATATATAATACAATGGCAAAGCCTACCGTTTTAGTAGACAAGGTATACAAGTTATTAATTAACGCACCTTTATCTTACACAATAGCTTCTCGTAATAACCCTCGCTTTCCGCTTATGTGGTTTGATGAAGAGAAACAAATCAATCGCGTACTTAGATACGCAACAAATCAAAACTCTCCTTTTGAAGATGAACAAGATGGAAACGCTATCTTAGAACCTGTTGTTTTTGAAGACGGTTTCTTGAGCGTCCCTAAAACAAATGTTGCTCTTCAAAAGTTTTTACACTTTCACCCACACAACGGCACTTTATTCGCCGAGTTGGATAAAGAGAAAGATGCTTCAGAAGAAGTAAAAGATATGAACATAGAAGTTGACGCATTGATAGAGGCGCGTTCTCTTGAGATTAGTCAGATTGAAATGATTTCACGCGTGTTGTTTGGCACAGACCCCTCTACCGTTTCTACGGCTGAGCTTAAAAGAGACATATTAGTTTTTGCAAGAAGATACCCGCAAGACTTCTTAGATGTCATTAATGACCCTGAGTTGAAGTTTCACGCTAAGGTTAGAACATTCTTTGAGAATGGATGGATTGGAGTAAGAGGAAATAATAAAGAATTATGGTATAATACGCCTACGAATAAAAAGAAGATGTGTTCAATACCTTTTAACGGAGATTCGTTTGAGACGGCTTTATCATACTTAATGAGTGATGAGGGCATTGACGGATTAAAAATGTTAGACATGCTATTAGAAAGTTGATTTTGGTTTGATGTGATTTATGATGAAAGATAAGGGCTCTCGGGCCCTTGTTTTTTTCACTATATTTGTAAAAAAGTAACGATGATAAACTCAGTAAGAAATACGGTACTATCTACGCTTAACAAGAATAACTACGGATATATATCACCTGCTGATTTTAATCTATATGCTAAGCAGGCTCAGTTAGAAATTTTCGAGGAGTACTTCAGTAACTACAATAAGGCTGTTACTATGGAGAATATGCGCAAGTCGGGCAGTGACTACTCTGACTTGGGTCAGGCGTTGGCTGAGACCATGGAGTATTTCCTTACGTCTAACTATCTTAGTAAATCTACATCAAATAATTTCTTTGCGCCGTCTATTACCACTACAGGTGATGAGGCTTATATGACAAGTAGAATTTCTGCATATCCTACTGTACTTGCGTCATCTACAAATACCACAGTAACACCAAGTGATCTTATAGATTCAACAGCTGATTTTATAACCGCCGGAGTTCAGATTGGAGACATCGTTTCAAACGGTTCAACTAATCAAGTAACCACAGTGGTATTAGTGCAAAACGCTACAACCTTAAATTTAAGTGATGATATTTTTACCTCAACAGGTGATGACTATTTCATTTGCTCAGCAACTAATATAAAAGACTTAGAGAAAGTTAGCGCAGGTAAGATTACCATGCTAAATAACTCAATGCTTACAGCTCCATCACTATTGTTTCCTGCGTATACGCAGGAGAACTTGTTGTATAGAGTTTATCCCGCATCTATCAATAAGCCCGGTCAGGTGCAGGCGACATACTTTAGATACCCTAAGGATCCGAAGTGGACATACATTACCCTATTGGGTGGCGAGCCATCATTTGATCAGTCTCAACCTGACTATCAAGACTTTGAGATGCCTGCTGAGGATGAGTTCAAATTAATAATGAAGATTCTTCAATATAGCGGAATGTCTATTAGAGAACAACAAGTAGTTCAATTTGGTATGGCACAAGAACAGCACGAGCAACCTACATTCAGCCAACAACAATAATAGAACATGGCATATATTTCAGACTATCAATACTACACCAACAATGGCGTCTCACCTGAAGATGCTAATTGGGGGTCTTATCAATATGTGAGCTTGTTTGATATCGTCAATAACTTTATGTTGATGTATGCAGGCAACCACTCTATTATAAATAACGAGGAGCGTTACAAGGTTTTGTTTCACGCCAAGCGTGCTATACAAGAGTTGAACTACGATGCCTTTAAGGAAATCAAAGTATTAGAGCTTAGCGTGTGTGACGAACTTAGATTTGTTCTTCCTTCTGACTATGTCAATTGGGTTCGCATCTCTCTGTATAAGGATGGCTACCTGCGTCCATTGAGTGAAAACATTCAAACACTTTCATCTAACGCCTACCTTCAGGATAATAATTGCAACATACTCTTTGATGAAGATGGGAACATATTAAGACCTGAGAACTCCACTATTGACTTTGATAGAATCACAGGAACTAAGAGGAGTATCTACTTAAATCCGGGAAGTCAGTTTAATAATCAAGAGGGGTGGCTTGTAAATGGCATTTGGTATTTCAACTATTCTCTTGGAGAGCGATATGGTTTAAATACTGAGACCGCTAATTTTAACCCTACCTTTAACGTAAATCAAAAGGCAGGTGTTATCAACTTCTCTTCCGATATGGCAGGAGAACTCTGCATCCTTGAATACATATCTGACGGAATGGAGGGTGGTGATAACTCATTAATATCTGTGAACAAGTTGTTTGAGAAGTATGTGTATGCATATATTCAAGCAGAGATATTAAGTAGTAAACTTGGTGTGCAAGAATATGTGGTGATGAGAGCAAGAAAAGAAAAGAGTGCTCTGCTTCGCAATGCAAAGATTAGAATGAGTAACATTCATCCGGGAAGATTGCTTATGAATCTTCGTGGCATGGACAAGTGGATAAAATAATATGGCAAATTTTACAAGGAACTTTGTAGCGGGAAGAATGAACAAGACGTATGACGAGCGTGTTGTTCCTGCCGGTGAGTATATTGACGCATTGAATATCCGCATGGGCTCTACTGAGGTATCGGAGGTGGGTACTATTGAGAATACCGTAGGAAATCTTCCGCTTACTACACTTTCCTATAACGGAACTGATTTGAGCAGTGATGCTCGTTGTATCGGCGCTTATGAAGATGGAGCTAATGAGACTATCTATTGGATGGTTCACGACCCTAACTACGCTCCGTCTCCTACAGGTAAGATTGATATGCTTGTTTCTGTCAATGTTCTTACATCGACATTAACTTATCATTTGATAAGTACTGATGATGGGGGCGGTGTTAATACTACATTGAATTTTAATCCTACCTATTTAATCACAGCTATTAACAAGGTAGATAATTTGTTGTTCTTTACAGACGACTATAATGCTCCACGTTTTATAAATGTAAAAAGATCATACGCCACTCCTGACGGAGGATACATTGACTACAATGGTGACCCTGCTTTATTTGCAGAAGCATTGCAGGTTATTAAGAAGCCGCCTCTTGAGTCTCCTACTGTTGTTCCTTATATCACCAACAATCAGGAGCAGTATATGTTAGACAGATTTATTTGCTTTGGGTATCGCTATCGATATGCTGACAATGAATATTCTGCTACATCGCAGTGGTCTGATATTGCATTTGCTCCTAATTCTTTTGAGTTTAGTCTTGACTCGGCTCTTAATGAGGGGATGACTAATGTTTTTAATGCGGCAACTATTACCTATAACACAGGAGGACCGCTTGTAGTTGGTATTGACCTTCTATTTAAGGAGGCGAATAGCAATCTAATTAAAGTAATTGAAAAATTAAATAAGGCGGAGTTAGGCCTTGGTAACAATGCTATTGCTACCTATAACTTTGTCAACAGTAAAATTTTTACTGTTCTTCCTGAGACTGAGATATTACGACTATACGACAACGTGCCTCGATTTGCTAAAGCGCAAACAGTTATGGGTAATCGTCTTATGTACGGCAACTATGTTGAAGGTTACAATGTTATTGATGCTAACGGAAACCCTACAAGATTTACTTATCAGACTGAGTTAATTACCGAGTCAATAGGTCTTGGAATTATTGACACGCATACTATTGGAGGTAGTTATGACTTTAGAGGATTGGTAAATTATATTAACAGTTCAATAATTGTTGTGGATTTAGCAGATACTGAACTTGTTGAGGGCGGATTGTTAAGCGTTAATATTACAATAACGCATTCCTTATTTGATGGAGACACTCCGTATCCATCTGCAACAACTCCAAATACAAACTTATCGTTTTCTTTTTATCTTGCCACCTCATATTCTTCTGTATACGACTTGGTTACAAGTCCTGAATTTGTAAACACTGTTGGAACTGCTGCCAATATACAACCTATCTATACTCCTATCCCCGGTCCCACATCTTGTGATGGTAATACTTGGACAGATATTTTTAACTGTGCTATACAAAACGATCTTGGTACTTTGTTTAAATATGCAAGTGGAATTACGGGATACTTAAATCAACCTATTGCTATCTATTGTGCTCCGGGTGATAATTTTTTTCAACTTCAGTTGCCGGCAATGTTGTTTATAAATGCATATCCTTCAACTACTCAGCAAGTGGTTGAGTATTATAAAATAATTGACTTCGATGCTTCTTTTCAAACAATATCTAACTCAAGAAGCCTGCATAGCAATAGAGGATATGAGGTGGGTATTGTTTATATGGATGATTTTAATCGTGCAACTACAGCTTTAGTTAGTCCTAACAATACAGTTTCTTTACCTTGCGGATTGTCTCCAAATAAAAACTCCATTCGAGTTACCATACCTACATCTCAGATAGCTCCTGCATGGGCAACTCGATATAAGTTTGTTATTAAGCCTGATGAGGAAAACTACGAGACAATATATTCAAACATATATTTTCAAGATCCGGTAAACAATTCTACATATTTTTTAATTGAAGGAGAAAATCCTCGAAAGGTAAATGCGGGTGATAGATTAATTGTTAAAGCCGACAATGATGGGCCAACTCTAAATTGTGTATACACTACCATACTTGAGAAAGAAGCTCAGCAAGAAAATTTTATAACAATCCCGTCAACTACTATACCTGCAGGTGTTTACTTAAAAGTTAATGCAAATAATTTTAACGCATCTGCAAGTGGTGATTCTGTTATATCTCGACCAACAACAAGAGCTTGTGTTGAACTTGGAGATAGTCATCCTTATGCCGTTGCATTAGTTGGGGGATATACTGTTCCTCAAGGAAGTCGCATTAATATACAAGTAACAACAACAAGAAGAGGTCGTGGTGATGGAAATAAAAATGGTTGTGAAAGAAGAATATATACGTTTAATAAAAATTATATTTCATCAAATGATTATGGTAGTTTTAAGCAATGGTGGTATGGTGATGATGTAGCTCTGACTATTGATAGCGGAACTAAAGTAGTTGGCAATCCGTCAGACAACTGCCCTATTACTAATGATTTTATATCAGTTACCCTTCCATTTCCTGTTTATCAAGTTGATGTAGAACCTTATTTCAATGACTGTCATAATAGTTGGATATTTGCGGGAGCAGGGGCAAGTTCATCTCTTGTAGTTACAGGAACTAGAGCTTGCAATGGAGTAATAGACACAGATAAAACTAAGTCTTGTGTAGAAATTAAAATTACTGTAATTAGAGCTGATAACACTATCATCTTTGAGACTCAGCCAACAGATGCTTTACCTGATGTGTTTTTTGAAAACAACTTGTCATTTGCAATAGAAGATGGAAACCACTATGGTAATGTTCAAAACCAAGATATAGCTTTAAGCGTACCCGCTATTATAGATACTGAGTTTTTCAACTGCTTTACCTTTGGTAATGGAGCTGAGAGTTATAAGATAAGAGACTCGCTTATAGGCAGAAGCTTCAACTTAGGCGAGCGTGTTACCTCCGTTTCTGCTCAAGACTATAAGGAGGCTGACCGCTTTGCGGACATCACATATAGTGGTGTGTATAACGATGAGAGTAATGTTAATAAGCTTAACGAGTTCAACCTTGGCTTGCTTAACTTCAAACCACTTGAGGATTCATTTGGACCTATTCAAGTTTTGGACGCGAGACAGACTGATGTGCTAACTCTTCAAGAGGATAAGATATCTTATGTCCTTGCAGATAAGAACTTGCTGTCAGACTCAACAGGCGGAGGCGCGGTGACATCTGTGCCTGAGGTATTAGGCACGCAGATAGCACGTACTGAGAAGTATGGCATCAGCTATAACGCTGAGAGTTATGTTCAGTGGGGTGAAGATAGGTTCTTCACAGACGCTAAACGCGGTGCTGTCATTCAATTAAAGGGAGATGAGACAGGTCAGCAACAGTTAAGAGTAATATCTGAATCGGGTATGCGTACTTGGTTTAGAGATTTGTTTAACGAGTCTTTTGGCACACAGAAACTTGGAGGCTTTGATCCATATTCAAATGAGTATGTGTTGTGTTCTAACGAACAGCCTATCCCTTCTATTGATAAGTGTATTGACTGCGGTATTATTAGAACATTCACAATTGAAGCTATAAAAGGTGATAAGATAAACTACTGCGTTGACTTAGGCTTTGCGGTAGGTGATGTTCTGATTACTTACAACATCATCAGCATTGCCCCTACTAAGTGGGTTAATATAAAGTATGATTACAATGGCACTATAGCAGGAACAGGTAATGTAAGCACATCGGGAACTATAACATTTAACAAAGACTCTAACAGTGTAAACTTTGTAGATATTGAGATTGTAGCGAATGGTCAAGTAACCTTAGAGGTAATTGTTGCCTGCCCTTCAATAAGCATACTTTCATTAGTTGAGGTTGTCTTAACTAATAACTTTGAGGCAGGCGAGACAATACATACGCAGTATCTCTACACCAACTCTCCTTACGTCTCTCCTGTTCAGTCTAACCTTGTTACCTTTGTAAGTGGTTCAACAAACCCTCTTGTATCAAGATTCAATCAGACAGACGGACCTCAAGGTACGGCGGGTATTCCTGTTGACGGAAGTACCATGACGATTGCTACCAACAAGATGAGCGGAGATACTTTTGTATTTGATCCTGCTTCTGACTCGTTTAGATACCTTCGCACCAACTCTGCTTTTGATAGTAGTCCGGGTGATATTACTACCTTATTATCATTGGCTAATACAGCCGCACCTTTAATGGGTGGAGGCACTTACAACTACGCTGAGTTTAATGTGGGTTCTTCCGATGATTTCCTATATCTCATTTGGGACTTTAGAACATCTACTCCTATTGACTTATGTTATAACGCGGACAAGATAGAAGATGTCTGCTGCGATTGCGTTACTTGTGATCCCCCTTGTTCTACTTGGAGATTGTATGCAGGAACAGATTTGCTTATTATATACTACGCTTGTGATGACCCGTCCGCTACTACGCAAACAGAATTAGTTGCGGGTGATGAGATTACTTTCTGTGCTCGCAGTTGGTACACGCCGACTATATTTGGCGGAGAAGGAAGCTTGGAACGTCTTATTGAATGTGGTTGTGAAAGTTAAAGAACCAATTAAAAAATAATTATGCCTTATTATATAAACGCTCCTACACTTATCGCAGCAACAGCTGTATACGACGACGCTGAGATGACAATATGTGCAGCAGATGGATACTATAGAGATGGATCTATCGTTCGTCAGCAAGTTGGCTGCTCTCTTTTGCCCGCGCAGGAGTGTCCATCATGTCTTTCTGAGTGCGGATTTGCTATTGGCCCTCTTGTTAATAAGGGAGTCTACTATTTTAATGTTGACATAGGACCTACAATAGGACCTATTCAGATTAACTTTGACCCGCAAGATTATCCTAATGGCATTGAAGTTACATATGACAGTACAATTTATAACACAGTAGTGTCTTCGTTCTTCGGCCCACTATCTGCTCCCGCAGGATTGCCTACATTCATTGGATATGATGCGGAAGATTGCGGAATAGTAGGCACACATATCTTAGAAGAGTTTGAGTATAGAGATTCATATACTTTATTCAATGACTTGGGTACTACTGAGACGGTTAATGTCGCTGCCTCTCAAGACCAACTTACCTTTTTTTCACCGGGGGATTGTGTTATGATTATACCTAAGCCTAATGTATTGCCAAGAACAATTTCAATTAAGGTAATTGCTCCATGCGGTTTAGATAGTTTTAATATATCAGTACCTTGTGCCGGAGATAGGGAGATTTTTCCTATTGGCGGAAACGGTGAAGGAGGGCCGGGTGATTTGATTTGTGGATATCCTTCAGGACACTTAACATATTATGTGATACCTGTCAATGGTGACGGTACCACGTTTGGATTGTATGACTTTGTTTATACTGACTCGATTTGCACTATCCCTCTTGCTGACAACTATTACCTGTCAAGCAACTGTCCTTCTCCATATAGTTGGTTTAGAATTGAGAATGGTATTATTGTAGAGTTCGGAGAGTGCGATGCGACATATAAATACCTTGTTGAGAACTGCTTAACAGGCGAACAGATTGTCGTCCTAAGTCCTTTTCCACTTCCTATAGGGGCAGGTACGGTTGAGTTGAGTGATCCTGCCTATACAGGTTGTCGATTTACTCCCATAAGTATTGCAAAAACCGATATACCTGTTGCGTTGGTATCTGCTTATTATGATGGGATAAAATGCGATCAAGTATGCGCTTACTACAAAGTGTATAACTATGACTCTGTAGTAGCAAATGTTGATTACGTTGACTGCGCAGGTGACGATCAGGTAACAACGATACCTTTGCATAGTTTCATTTATCTTTGCGCTCAAATAGGCAGTATAAAAAGCAGGCAAAAGATAAAAGCAAATCCTGAAGATTGTCAATGCCCTGATTAATATGTCACTATACACACTAACATACAGCGATCAAGTAGAGGGATGGGTGTCCTTCTACTCTTACGATCCCGACTACATGATTGGGATGAACAACTACTTCTATACTTTTAAGGGAGGTAATCTATACAGGCATAACGTCAATCCAATTAGAAACCAATTCTATAATCAGGATTATCCTTCTAGCGTAAAGTCAGTATTCAACGATGCGCCTCTTGAGAATAAACTATTCAAGACATTAAACTTAGAGGGAGACGATGCGTGGGCAGCTGCCATGATTACCGACATTCAAAACTCAGGGTACATTGAATACGATTGGTTTGAGAAAAAGGAGCAGTCTTACTATGCCTTTGTCAGAAACTCAGGAAATGTACCGGCTAACGTAAGTGAGTATGCTCTTCGTTCACTCAATGGTATAGGAAGAAGTATCAACACCGTTGGTCCTGCTAACGCCTTTGTGATTACATTCTCAATTACCCCTCTTGTAGCCATAGGAAGTATCGTAAGTGTTGGTGATTACCTGTACTACTCTCTTCCTCCGTATGTATCTCCTATTCTTTGTGGTCAAGTTACAGCTGTCAATCAGAACTATCCATTGGGCATTAACGAGATAGTGGTTGACACCACCATTAGCGGAGGTGGCACACCACCTATCAATGACCCGTATTTTTTGTTCATCAAAAACGCTGAGGCTGAGTCACATGGGGTACTTGGACACTACTGTGTCTTTGAACTTTTTAATTATAATCAGAACAAGGTAGAACTTTTTGCAGCTGAGACAGAAGTGATGAAAAGTTTCCCATAATTTTTATACCTTTGTTGGTGTATGGAATCAATCAATATACGCCATCTTAACGACCAAGACTATGACGCTATCCTCACCGGATGGTGGAAGGATTGGGGGTGGGAAGCTCCGTCAAGAGACTTCCTTCCAAACAACGGAACAGGCGGGGCTATTGTCTTTGATAACGACATACCTATATGCGCAGGGTTTTTGTACATGACAAATTCAAAGGCGTCATGGATTGATTGGATAATATCAAGTAAGACATACACCGAGAGAGAGAAGAGAAGGGAAGCTATTAAGATACTT